TCGTGAAAAACAAGGGAGAGATAAAGATAGACAAGCGGGAAATGGTGCATCACTCTGCGCTTGACATCCAAAAAAAGTACGGGAAAGCGATTTACGGATCCGGTTTTTTAATCTCGTATACCGCCGCCGAAAGAGTTACCGCCGAAAGAGCTGCGGTGAAGAAAGAGGCCATAGTATGGGAGTTATCCGAACGAGAGATGCGGATCGTTGAAAAATTAGGACAATAACCGATGATCGCTTATGACCCACGCCTCTCTTTTCAGCGGAATCGGAGGGTTCGATCTGGCGGCCGAGTGGGCGGGCTGGACGAACGCCTTCAACTGCGAGATCGATCCTTTTTGCCGCAAAGTATTGAAATATCACTTCCCGAATGCAGAACAATATGAAGACATCAGAACGACCGACTTCACTGTCTGGAAAGACCGTATCGACGTGCTTACCGGTGGATTCCCGTGCCAGCCGTTCAGCCTCGCAGGAAAGCGGCGAGGTACAGAAGACTACCGCTACCTGTGGCCCGCGATGCTCGACGTTATTCGGACTGTTCGACCGCGCTGGGTCGTTGGCGAGAACGTTTACGGAATCGTTAATTGGTCGGAAGGGTTGGTATTCGAACAGGTGTGCGCTGACCTGGAAGCGGCAGGATACGAGGTGCAGCCGTACATTATACCGGCTTGCGGTGTCGGCGCTCCCCACCGTCGGGACAGATGCTGGTTTGTTGCCCACCGTGCAGACGCAGGGTCTGAAACGATGCGTGAACGGTCGAACGGAGTTCATGCCGACAGTATTGCTTCCGACACCCCATGCCTCGGACGCATCACGCGGAGGTCAAAAAGTAACCGGACTATACAAAACGAGAAAATCGGGTCTAACATATATGTCCCTGTTGAACGATCTGGCAGTAGGCGGACTTTTACCGACCCCGACAGCGAACGATGCGAAGAATGTAACGCTTCCGGCCAGTCAGGGCATACGCAAGGGCGGACTATCCAAGAAGGTGATGCAAAGCGACGAATACCGGACTGGAACGGGTTCCCGACTCAACCCCCTGTATGTGGCGGAGATGATGGGTTTCCCGGGGAATTGGCTGGTATCACCTTTCCTCGGTGGAGCCGGGAAGTCGTCAAAGCCTGCGGTAACGCCATAGTCCCGCAGGTGGCATTACAGATTTTCGAAACGATAAACGAAATACAATATGGAAAAAAGTAAACGAGCATATTGGGATGCGGTCGAGGCTAATGAAGGGAAGATAGACCCTGAAAAGCACGGCATAGGGATGACAGGAATGAATGGTTCGCCCAGTGCGTCTCTTAATGGGAAAGAATTATACCGACGGATATTTATCCGTTTGCGTACGCCGCAGGAGGTATTGACGTGCACACCTATAGAGAATAGCAGCGACTTCGCACGTAGAACGGCTATTATCGAAAGCTGGTTCGATTCGGTGATTCGAAAAGGCAACTATATATTGACATTCTCCGCAGAACAAGTTTCCGATGAAGAAGCAGCCGCATTGTTGGATGCTGAATGAGGTGAGAATAACCGAATACGAATTGGTGAAACAGCAAGATTCGATGCAGAACATTGCAAAACTTTGAAAAACTTTCAAATATTTTGAAATATGAGAGAAATTAAATTCCGGGGCAAGCGCCTCGACAACGGGGAGTGGATCGAGGGCGATCTTCTTCGAAAGAACGACTATTGGTTTATATTCCCCGATCCTGCGCCAGAAGGAATTGATAAATACGAGGTCGATCCCGCCACCGTCGGCGAGTACACGGGGCTGAAAGACAAGAACGGTAAGGAGATTTACGAGGGGGATGTGATACGCTCTCCATTGTCCGAGGATAAAACTCGCCCTCATAGAATCTTTTACCATACCGGCAACGCAGCTTTTATGGGGGCCTTGGTCGATAGAAAGGAATTATGTTATTTAAGATTGGATCAGGATTGGATTTATAAATTTGGAAAAGAAGTCATTAGCAACATCCACGACAATCCCGAATTTCTGAAAGGAGGCGAGCAATGAATAGGACTATGAAACAATGGCTTTTGCCCCTTATCTGCCGCTGGTTCGGGCATAAGGATTCGAGGAGGTATATTGCGTCAAATCGCCCCGAAATTGGTTCTGCCGCCAAAACAAACCCAACCGATACGACGTGGTGCATGATATTGTTTGCTCCCGATGCTGGCGGGTACATCGAACTATCCTCAAATCCCGAATTAGCCGCGCACAACTCCTGCATGACGGTTGGTTTATAATCGACGAATAGCCATGAAAAGCAAAAAAGCAAAGGAATTTATCGACGGATGCTTGAATCATCTTGTAATAGAGATGAGCTACCACGCCAAATGGCAGCTACGAGCAGCAATGAGCCATACAGCCGAACTCGCCAAGCAGGAGGCCGAGGAAAGGATGCGGGATAAAGCGATCGAAGCATTTTGCAAGGGTTGCCCAATTTACTCAATACAAACAAGTAATGGGGGAAATTGCCCCGATTGCAGTGCATTAAACGCATTCAAACAAAGACTGAACGAGGAATGAAATTCACAACCCATTGCTTTGTCCGCGTCGAGGATGCGGAGAAGCGAAAAGATGTGATCGAGTGGTGTATGCATATTGGCTATGAATATATTTATCCCCCAAAAGAAGAGAGATTAGGCGATAAGGTAATATGTGACACTTATTGTGTCGGCGTGGCTCATGACGCACAAACATTCACCGCCTTGAATTGCATAGACTGCGGCACCAACATCGAGCTGTTCAGGGCGCTGGCGGCGATGAACAACGAGAACGATCAGGAGCAATGGTACTCATATACGGAATATCCGACTAATGAGAGTAAAAATGGGGTTAGACGGCTTATTTTTAACGAACATACGCGATTCGATTCTTTTGTAGATGTACCATCAGGTTATTACCGCAAGGCTACAGTCGAGGAGATCGTCGAATATTTCAAAAACAATGAGAAATGAAAACAATTGAGGAAAGAATACAAGAATATGTGGCCAATGCCTGGGTCGAACTTGATCAATTCAATGAAGACCATGTAACTTTTGAAAATATCGTTACATCCGCCTGTGTTGTTGGCGCTAATTTCGAATATGAGGAATTGACCCGCTGGCGTGATCCGAAAGAGGAGCTGCCGCAAAATGGACAACTCGTGTTGTGTAAAACCTCTGATAAGAAACTTCCATTTGTCACTGTTAAATATGACCGTTCTGAATGGTGGATATATGTGTATCCCGGATGGGCTGGTATTGGTCATAAGATTATCGGCTGGCGGCCGATTCACGAAAATGAGTAAGATGCTCTGTGCATTTTGACTAACCAAGTAACTAACCAAGAATATCTATGAACACGAAACTCAAATCAGACTACGAAAAAGCCTGCAACGCCTATTTGCAGGCTTTTTGCGAGAAACACGGCTATGATTATGAGGATGCTACGCGGAGCTGGGTCGGCGGCGATGTCGGCGGGATCACCGAATGCGCGGACTATATAGTTGGGATGGATGACATCATCACCGACATAGACCGGGACGCTCCGGAAGATGAGTTTGTAAAGTATTACGATTACTGTCTGCGGGTGGGGAGTATCGCCTGCGGCAAAATTAGTACGCCCAATTACAGCAGCTGGCTCTCGGGGTGTCCACGCATGAGTGAAGAACAGATCACCCGGCTGGAGGAGTTGCAGAGGGACATACGCAAGGCGGAAAGAGAGCTGGAAGAACAAATAAGGAAAGAGAAGTTTTAACCGGGAGAGGCAAAATCGCTCCCTTTTTTATTCATATGGCAGTAGATACATCTAAAAACGGTACAGTAGATCGTGCTAAACTTCTGGCAATAGAAAATAAATGTACGAGAATAATTCGAATTGCGGGGGTAACGTTTTATGTTGCTCCGGATAAGGATACACCAGAACACCGGAGGCACTTAATCCGCGTTTTGGAGAGTTGCGGTCGGCGATATACTCAAAAAGCAGGTAGCTATGAATCGGAGATTTGAGGTGAGAATCGACATTCCGAATAGTTGTGAATTGATTGGATGCAGATCGGACGGAAACATGGCAATTATTGTTTTCGAAGATTGCAGCGGCCCAGAGATCCGGCCAATCGGTTTTTGTCGGGAACATTCCGGAGAAGTACCGGACGCCTTCGAAGATGAATAAAAAAGAGGCAATTCCGAAGAATCACCCCTCACACCGATACAAATATAATGATTTATTCGGAATTTGCAAATGGGACGATATAGGAAAAACGAACGCAGAGGCGGGGCACGTGACGATTCCGAAATATACATCAGTTATTCACGGAATCGATTGCTCGAAATGATTATCTGCCGGGAAGCAAGGATGGGCGTGAGTTATCGCCATGATTTCGTCTGTCGATTCAAGGCACACAAATCCTTGCCGTTTTTATGGCGGAAATTCAAAAGGAATATTAGAGAACACATTGACGGATGGCAGCAGGAGCTGCCTTTATTTTGATGAATTTGCGGAAAGGGAGAGGATAATAACCGTGCAATTCGGAATATATGATGTAGAATTACATCCGTTCATCCTATTGCATAATTGCAATTAGACGATAAAAGTGTTCTTTTGATTCATTCTGTTAATGTCGTTTCAAGCATTGAACTCTATTGGGCGGGAGCCGGACGTGAAGCTACTTTATAACGTATCTTTCGGGGCACACGAAGGAAGTGCGCCTTTCGCACGTTGTCGGGACATTGACGAAGATATAAAAGCCGATCTTATCCAGCTATTATATCGATTCTATCAATTCGCAGATTACGGCTACATAAATAGGGTAGCAGCATTCGCTGATCTCCAACAATGACATCAGATATTTAGTTTGTTCGTCCATAACCGTCGCATTTACCTTTGCAACAAATAAATTGGTGAATATCTTTCCAAAGCATTGTATTTATCTGTCCTGTCAGATAGGCTACTTCTTCGCCTTGCATCGGCATTGCGGATGCTACGGCGATGTCGTCGCACAGGTGCCGCAGTTCATGCTCGAAAGAGTTCAGGAATTGTGCCTGGGATGACGCCAATCCTACGACTACGACAGACCTTCGCCGGGTCTTGTTGGAATAGGTGAATCCCGAATCCATATCGGCCTTTTCCAAATTTTCCCGTACTCGCTCCATAATTGGCCTGGGACACTCTATCTGTTCCAAAGAAAAAAGGATAGAGCGCGTGTGATAGCCATGTACGGCGAAGTAAAACCGCACATGCCAATCATAGTTCTCTATCCTCAGATCCCGCAGCTTCATGTCGTTGAATACACTTTTTGAATCCTCACATACGGTCTTTCGAGCCGCGTTCTGGATTTGATTCTGTTACAGGACATCTTCCCACGGAACATTTGTTCCCGACCCTATCAGATCGGCGAAATATCGTGTGAAGGGCAGCCCGGGATAGGCGTCTTCATCGTCGATGAAATCCTTGACGAACAGGGCCAGGTGTTGTTCATCGGCAATGGATGATCCCCAGTAATCGGCCCGGGCCATATTCGCGACATATACACAGTCGTAGCCGTTGTCGTGCTTGAGCTCGATACCGTTCGTCTTGAGCAATTTGTCGATCTGCTCTTTGGTGATGGGTTCTATTTTCTTCCCGTCGCGGTCCTTCATGCGGCTGACGGCAAATTCACACATTTTCTTCGAAAAGGACCATCCGTTTTTTTCGAGGTATGCGCGAATATCTGCCGGCATGGAGTCCCTTGCGTCCAATCTTTCTCTGTCCATAGGTTTCGCTGTTAAAGAGAGGGGATTTCTCCCCTCTCCGGATTCGTTTTACCGGCGGAATCTGGAGTAGGGTCCGGTTCCCCGGACACCTCTTCGTTCGCCATATCCGTCGCTGCCGTATTCTCCGCCACGCTCACCGTAGCCGTCGGGCATGTAGCCTCCCGTGTGACGCTCCCCGTAGCCGTCGCGCATTTCGCGTTTGGCATCCTCGTAGCCACACTCGTAGGCTTCGCGCATCTTGCGTTCGATTTCTTCACGCTCGCCGTACCCGTCACCGCGGTACCGGCCTTCGATTTCCCACATTCTCATGATTTGCTTGTTTTAGCAGACATTTGCGATTTAAGAAAGGCGTCCAGCGATGACTTCATGGAGGCGAACTCCGTTTGCATCTGACGAAGTTGTCCCACCTCTGCCCGCAGCTCCTGGAGCTCCTTGTCGCGTTGCGCCTGACCCGCGTACGCGGGATTCACTTCGCGCATGATCTGATCGAAAACTTCCAGATTGGCCTTGTGTTTTTCGTAGGAATCCACAACGGACTGGCTCTGCTGCTTTGCCGCATTGATGGCGTCTATGAGCCGTTCGCGGGATGTCGTGACCGTGAGTCCGTCCTTTGTCACCATATCGGCATTTACTGGGACGACCCATTTCTGGTCCCCTACCGGGAAGCTGACGGAAGGCTGCGCCGGGGGAAAGTTCCCGGGAGCGGGGAAATAGGGCTGTGGCGCCTCTTCAAGCGTCGCCATGTAGTATTTGGGAGTTCCGCGCATATCGAGTACATATACCGGAGCGCCTTTGGTTAAATTCGCAAACATCTTCGGTTAATTGTTTTTTGAAAGCTCCGGAGGGGCGGTTTCCCCTCCTGAAGCCTTCGGTTTATTATTGGTTAAACGGCCCCTGTCATCAGTTGCAGGGTGTCGGTCTGTTTGTCGTAGAAGAGCTGGAATACACCCGTCCCCGGAATATCGGACACGGTGACATTGGCTCCGTTGTACGTGGTCACATTCTTGGTCACGCCGTTGGTTTCGAACAACACGGGAAGCGTGCCTGTCGTGCCTGCGGGTATTGCCTGCGACAGCTCGACCAGGACTATCCCCCTGTACCAGGAATTGGCAAAGGCGTGGTTTTGGAATGAGAACACGACATCGGCGGCATTGACCGTCACACCCGTAGTTTTGATGACCGGGATACCTCTGCGATTGACATACTGAAATGGGAATACTGCCATAGCATACCTCCTTTCCGTATTAACCCCAGAATCCGCCGTTGCCGCCGAGTCCGAACGCGGCACCGAAGCCCAGCCCGTATTGGGCGGCTACGCAGGCGGGCATCGCGTACACCTGCGGATTGGGAACCACGGTCGTAGGCGGCAGGCCGCACTCGATCTTTGCCAGCCGGTTGCTCAGATCGCCGATCGCAGCGTTGATGGGCGCTACGGCCTGGGCCTGCGACTGCATGATCGTCGCCGTCTGATGTTCTTGGGAGAGCTGCCCGGCCAATGCCGCGCTCTTGGCACGCTCGGCGTCGAGTTTGTTCTGCATCTCACGCATCTCGAGGGCACAGAAACGGTCGTTGATGACCTGCGTCTGGGCATCGATCTTCGAGCCGAGGGCATTGAACTGCGTGTTGGCGTTGCTCGTCAGGGTGTTGGTCTGATTGAGCGTTGCGAGCTGGCTTTCGTAGCCCTGGCGCTCGATGGCGGTGCGGACATCGCAGCAGCAGGAGGCCATCTGCGAAAGCACCTGTGCGTTGCCGGACTGCACGGCATTGATGATCTGCTGCGCCGAGAGGCCCGACTGTGCCTGGATGTTGCACAGAGCGGTCTGAATCTGCTGTACGGAACAGTTGAGCGAAGATGCGAGCTGGTTGATGGCGGTGCCGTTTCCCTGAATGGCATTCATCAGCAGCTGACGCCCTGCGTCGCCGTTCAGCTCGGCGGGAAGATTCGAGAGTCCGTTTCCGCGACCGCCGAAGCCACCCCATCCGTTGCCGCCCCAGAGAGCCCAGAGCAGGATCATCCACATCCACTCCCAGCCGTAGCCATTGCCGTAGCCGTTATTGCGGTTGTTTCCGTTCATCAACGCGGCCACGAGGTTGCCGTCCATTGCGCCACCGTTGTCGAACACTAAAGTTTTTTCGTTCATTGTTTTAGACTTTTACATTGTTGCGTCCGTTCGGCGGACGCTGCCGTTGAGCTCACAATGCAAAAATCGACATGAACGATGGGAGAATCAATCGTATCAGTCGCAGGTGGGACGGAGTTTGGACGCAATACGGACGAGGAGCATTTCGAACATTTTACCGCTTTGTTTGCGACGAAGATCGAATTGGGAAATCATCTTCTCTATGGGCCGTCGTGAGAAGTTCATCAGCGAGGATATGACCGGGGCGTGAAATCCCTGCCTCCAGAGGAAATAGACCAGTAAATACCTGGCATCCACGATCTCGGCGTTTTTGGCTTTGGATAGTATTCGCTCTTCCGAAATCTCCGTTTCTTGCGATACCGTGCCGAGAATTTGTCGGTAAAGTTCAGATTTGCACATATAGGATATTTCTCTTACCTTTGTTCACTCTCTTACCAAATAAAAATAAGTGCCAACACACTTGCAAAGGCTTTACAGCCCCTGTCGTGGTGTGTTGGCACCTTTATTATTAGCGGAAGGTAAGAGAGACGCTAATAAAGGCAGGGGCTTTTTTTACGCCCACCCCTGACGGGCGAAAGCTGTTAGAACAGATACTTTTTCAATGTCGGCCAAAGCAGGTAGAAGTAGATTGCCCCGACGGGAATCAACCCGGTTGCGAACAAGTTGCTGCTTTCGACCTGGCAATAGTAGAGTGTTCCTATCCCACCCACAATACAAACGAATGAGAAGAAGGCAAGGAAAAGCAGTCCGATTTTTTTAATTGTTTCCATAATTATAATTCGTTAAAAAGTTATTTCCGCCATAAATCCATACTTATGCTTCCTTGAACATAGGGGCCGTTATCGCGTGGGTCCCAGCCGAGGGATGCCGTGATATTGAACCTTCCGATGTTTCTGTGAAGTTGCCCTCCGATCCATACGCCACCCGTGCGATTAACGTAATAGACGCCTGCGGCAGGCCCGAGTTGCCATCGGTAGGGCGTTCGGATTATTTTCTGCTGCGTGATAGTACGTCCGTATGTTTCGATGTGTTCAAGGGTAGGGTGGCAGTCGCCCAGGGCTATTCCGCTCACTATGGCGAAGTAGCTGCTGTCGCGATATTCCCGGCGTTCGAATGGCAGCTGTACCGGCACACTGTCCCGGTTGGGATTTATTGTTACGGTGGTAAAGGTGGTATCCGCTGGGGCGAACAACCATTTCGGCACCTCTACCGAAATAGCCGAGGACAGTATTTTATGCGGTTGCGGTCTTTCGAAGTAGGCCGTATCGATTCGAGTATGCTCGATGATACGGACATCGACGGATCGCCTGCCGAGCCACCATCCGACAAGGAACAAGCCGGTCAGAAGGAGAATCAGGATTATTTTCCGCAGTACCATAATGAGTACGAGCTATCAACCGTTGATGAACAGGTCCCAGCCGGCCATCACGTCCGTCATGCAGGCATCAACGCCATTTTCTACGCGCGACATAGCTGCGACTATCGGGATCATCACATCGCGGTTGGTTGCCGTGATCCGTCCGTTTTCCGGGACGCCGGACAATTCGGATACCGTACGGATATATGCTTCCGTGTCATTCTCGCTCGGGGGTGCCCAGCGTGAAATCGTCTTCCGAATGGTGTCGAGCCCGTATTTACGGCTGTAAGTGTTCAGGCATTTGAACATCGCGCGGTATCCCCACGCCATAGATTCGAACTGCTTGAACGCAGCGTCGCGGGAAGGTTCCACCTCTCCCTTCCAATGGGTTCCGTCCTTGCGGATATTCCCGGGATTGTTGTTACGAAGTCCTCTGGTCATTTTTTTGTGCTGTTTAATATGTTTTCTACATCTTCAGGATTTACATTGAGTTTGCGGGCTATTTCTCCGGTCAATGCTTTTCGAAACAGACGTAAGAATGGAAAGTTCGGATTGATGATTAAAGCGTTGCCACAGCTCGACCATGCTTCTGCCAGGCAAATGGCAGAACCCAGGATCACGGTCGTAATCTTCGTTTCGATACCTCCTGTCGTAACGAATTTATCGATGAAAACGAATACTACGATCAGATTGAAGTAAACTGCCAGCTTGAATATCGTAGCCCGCAGGAGTTCTGACAGGATAAATTCTCCGCGCTTTCGAGCAACGCATATTCCAAACAAAGCGTCGAAGGCTACGGCAATAAGCACCCCATAAAGTACGAGCTGGTACCCAGCGAAGAAATTCACGATGACGATCAATAGTCCTATAAGCCATCCTTGCACGGTCATAAGCGCTTCGGACAGCTTTGTAGCAATACCTTCCAACACCTTTTTCGTTTTATTAAATATTTTGTCCATAATTATTATATCTCGGTCCAGCCACCTGTTCCGCTGTTGGTCTTATAGACTTTCCCGTTTTGGATGCGTAACCCTCCATTTCCGATCCTGACCTCGAAAATATCTCCCGTGAATACCGCATAGTTGCTCGATCCTTTCACAACGGCTACTCCGTTGGGAGCGATCAGGTTCTTGCGGATGTCTTTCACGAAGTTGAATTGGGCGGCATTCATCGTTGCAGAGGCCGTAAGTTTTCCGGCTGCCGATGCTTCGACCGTAATCCGGATGTAGTACTTCTGGGCTGCTCCAGTGAAAAGATATGAAATCGTCTCGTCGATATTCAAATTCGTGTTTTGGGCTTCAGCCGTGCTGTTTCGGTACAGGGGATCGGCTTTCCCCGTCAAAGCGTTTACCACCTCGATCTTTACGCCCCCGCCACCTCCTGCGGCATTGCCTGTGATGCGGGCTGTAATCCGGGCTGACATCTGTACTCCCTGCCCACAGGTAAACGGCGGACTTGACTCGTAAACATTTCGGACAAAAGGATTGCTTTGTCCCATAGCCAGTGCGCTCACTTCTTTCGTTTTTATGACACCCGGTACACTCACAGCACCCAGAACCTGCGATATGGACGTAATTCTGTATGGGGTGAGTATGATTTTATCTCTGCTTGCGGCCGCATCGCTCACCTCTACGGAATCGTTTTTGACCCGCAGGATTCCGACGGTTCCTTTGGTTGCGTGTACTTCCCCGTCGGCGTGTACTCTGAACACGGCTTTTTTCCGGTTTGTGTAGTCGGCTCCCGACCAGAAGGGCACATCGTCTTCCTGCAAGCCGCTCACGCCGGCCGTCACGTCGCCTTTAGCATTTTTCAGCAACATCACATTGGTCATTATCAGACCGCCTTTCACCTCGGTACTTCCGTCTTCCATAGCCTTCTTGAGGTACTCTGTCGATTTGATGGATTCGTCTATCGCGTCGTCGATCAAGTCCGACATGTTGCTGCTTATTTCATAATAATCGGAGAATACTTTTCTGAACTCGGTGCCGGTTATCTCGGATGTCGTACTCATATCGGCCAGCAGGGGCGTGAGATAATCTTCGAGTGCCTGGAAATAGACCGTAAATGAATCCGTGGGGACATCATACTTTTCGGCATTCGCCATGATGCTCCAGTATTCGCCTTGAATCCGCACCCATTCATTAGCCACCTGCTGTTTGTCGGATGGCGTCAGGCTTGAATCCGAGGCGATGTAGTCCACATCCAGCTTCACCTGCTCAATCTGCGCCTGCACATCTTCTTCGGCCGTGATATATCCTGTGGGGGCCTTGTTGCCTTCCGTAAGCTGAATATCGTACAGGTAGATCGGGTTCCAGGTGACGACATAGAGGACTATTTTCTGCAAGGACTTGCCCGCTTTGGTCGTATAGACCGCTTCATACAGTTCGGATGCAGTCGGCGAAGGCGGCGTGGCCATAAATTGAAAGGTGTTATCGTCATAGACCGCGCAAAACATAACTCCCATCTTGCTGTTGGGCTGCTTGATACGGGCCTTGAAGACATAGGACATACCGGCCTTGTAGACGATCTTACCCCCGAAGCAATCTTCAAAGGATGTAATACCATTGGCCAAAGGCGTGGCCACGCCTGCATTGCTCGCTTTATTGGCATCGATCCTCATGTATGCTCCATCCGTGTCCGTACCGGTCGTCACCACATCCGAAACACCCTCTTTGGCGCTGTTCCACGCATAGAGGAATTGTCGGGCTATATAGTTGCGGGCGCCGAACTGAAGATTAGCAATCTCGTCTTTGGCTTCGTTGGCTGCCGTATCATCGGTGTATTTAGATGCTTTGTCCCAATCCGAGCTCTCGAAATTACCCGTTGCACGGGATTCGATACAGCGCATGATGTCGCCACCTTCGCCCTGCGTCCAGATGTCACCCACATCGTAGGGTGTAGTCGGTGTTACGACGAATACACGACATTTGGCATCGGCCGTGTCCTGCGCCCGCGCCGCCTCTTGCAGGGCCTTTACCGCATCGCTGTCGGCGATCAGTGTCCATTTATAGGTTCCGTCCTCTTCTTTTACCCACCGCCACGATTTGCCCGCATCGGGGTTCGTCGTCTTGTCGCTCGATATGGTGAAGTGAATCTGCGGGTATTCCGCCGGAGTGATTTTGGCATTATCGGTTTTGCGGATGACAAAAGCTATGTAGGGATTGTCGCTTTCGACGGTATAGCTCTGGCTCCATACGTAACTTGCTATAACCGCTCCGGATGACGCTATCGGATTGTAACCCATCGTATAGCCTTCGCCCACCGACAATACGGCGCCTTTGGGTATTCCTCCGACCGGAGTTTTGAGCCGGATGTGGGTGCTGTCGGCGATTTTGATTTGATCCCAGGTCTTAATGCCGTCGATATAGGATGCACCGATGCTGCCCTGCTCCCAACAGCCTGCGTCCGTCGGGTCGAAATTCGCGGGCAGCGTATTGGTGAACGTGTCGCCGATATGGTTTTCCTGCTCGCCGTCCGCTATCCATGTTTGGGCCGGTTCATTGTAAAGCGAGGGGGTATAGGGATAAAACCAGTTTTCCACGACACCGTCCAGCCGTTTGTTGATCTCGGACAATTCGTCGGGCAGCGTGTTATCGATGTAATCCTTAGCCTGCTGAGCTTTGCGATCGGCGGAATTGGCAGTGGCCTGGGCTTCGGTGGCCGTCTGATCGATCTGTTCGATGTCGAACTCCTTCTGGAACTGTCCCGTTGCGGGGTCGTAGAGCTTGCCTTGCTTCCAGCCTGCCTCCGGGGTGAAGGCCACGCCGACGCCGTTGTCGCCGACCAGCCGGAACAGCTTGCTCCGGGTGTCCAGCAGCGCCTTCTTGTCCAAGCTGCTGATCATACCTTGCAGGTAGATATTATCCAGATAGGCCGAATAGCCCGACATCTGGATCCCGAAGACGGAGAGGTTCGTAAGGTCACCGAACTGCGCGGCGATATTCTCGGCCGTGAACTCCCAGTCGCTGACATTGCGGAGATAACGCTGGTAGGTGCGCGTCGAGTAGCGCGAGCTCCGCCGGGCGGTATTCGTGAACGAGCCGTAGGCTACGAAGGTCATCGATTCCATCGGATCGATCTGCTTGGTAAAGGTGGCCGACAGGGGGCGCAGCTCGTAGCGGAACCGCTCGTTGCGGTCGCCCAGGACCTCCGTGATACGGAAATAGACCGTTGCGAAGCCTGCGAAAGAGAAGTTGCCCCGGCCGTCGTCGGAATCTGCCGTCGCATTGTTCGACGGGTCGAAGTCGTGGAAGATACCCATGCAGATATCCCCGACAGCTACGGCGCCGATCTCTCCCTCTTCGAGTTTGAGCGTTACGAGCTTCTGCTCCTTGTCCACGCTCTCGATCACCCCGGCGCCCGGAGCGCTCCAGTCGTCCCCGACGCTGATGCCCACACGGTTGTACCGAAGCTCCGGAACCTCCAGAAAACGACGGATGAAGAGGCTCTCCAACTCGCCGGCGCCTTTTTCACTTATAAACCCGCCCACTCCGGTAATACCGGAGGCATATGATGGTCCAAATTGTGCCCCTGCGTTGAAAGTCATTCTACCTTTGAACGTATCGGGTGCCTGCTTGTTGGCAAACTCCCATATTGCCCTTCGTGCAGAATAAGCATTTGTATCGGTCGGGAAAGTATTATCGTATCGGGTGATTAGATATATAGCCGCTCCATTCTCCGCAATGCCTATACGTTGGGAATAGAGCGATGCTTTCACGTCCGATTCAATACTGCCCAGGCGGGAATAAGGAGTATTGTCGCCTATCGTATAGGTTGCGATGTACTCGTTGTATAGTTTTTTTTCATAACCTTGAATCCGGGAAAGACGACCGTCTATACCGAATTGAGGACCCATTAATCGTACAGCCTGTCCTGCTTCGTAGTTTTTTTCGTTGTGTGTACAATACACGGGATTCGTTTCACAGTCATAGACTGTCGTGTCGCTGCTATGTTTGGCAGCATAGGAAGTGCCGACCTCAAGAAGTTCTTGTTCTGCTTCGTCTATGCGTTGCTGGGGGAGTTTGACGCCTGTGAGTACGAAAGTGTCAGGCCCTCGGTCATCATCTTTTCCACGAGGACGCATGTTTTCATTCGGTATAATCTGCTGACTTTCGCCGGACGTTTCGACTTGGGCGATGATTTCAAATTTCTTGTTGAATCCGTCTTCGGGTTTCCAGGTCGCGGGGTCGATATTGTCGCCATTGTCGTCGATAAGGGCGAGTTCGAAATCCCAGCCGATCAAATCGCCGCTCGTAAAATGTGCCCCCAGCGTTTCTCCTTCGATTACGTCTGAAGGTAGAAATGGCGTGTCGTTGCATACCATGACGTATGCCTTGTCGGTCTGCCCTTCAATGATTGTCCGATCGATAGTTTCTACCGAAGTGACGGTTTCCGTGTTCTTCGGGTAGATGTCGTCGAAAAACACTACGACTTCCTTGATTTCGTTTTTTGTAAGTCCGGGACGTGCGTCTATGTATTGCTGCCCATCCGGAAGCCGTAACCGGACTTCGGAAACGTGGTTCGTTACGCCGCCCTGTTCGGATTGTCCGTATTCTTTCGTCAGGTTGCGCGTGGAGCCGAATACATAGAAACGGGTCCCGTATTCGGAATCGTCCCCTTTCTTGGCCGGGATGCTTTTGACGACTTCTCCGCGTTTGAATGTTTCCGGCGTTCCGAAGTTCAGTTTTCCGAAATGCAGGGTTACGATACTGCCGTTCTCCTCGGTCCACCATTCGACATCGAAAGTCTCGGCAATGGATGATAAGGCATCCCAACAGGTATCGCCATTGAACGATACGAGCTTGTTGGTTTCCGGATGTTCGACATTTACACTTCCCATCTGCCAGTTGTTTCCTCCCAGTGCCTTGTTCATGTTGGCGACGATGAGCGCCCCGAAGGATGCCAAGTCTGTCGTGTTGTGGAATACAGCTTCAGGATTATCGCCTCCCAGCCAGAAGCAGATGAAATTTTTCATGTGGTTTTGCTGCGCCTGGAACTGAAGCGTGTATTTGTAGCCGCCGGTTTTGTTGTCGAAATCCGGATAAACCTCCGACATGATTTCGAATTTGCGGCCTTTGTAGGTGATGTATGATCCGAGGGGGAAATCCAGCGGGGTAAGCAAACTAAAGGGGAGTTCGATGTAATAATCCCCCATAAGTGCGTATTTGATAATGGCACTCGTTGTTACGGGCGCATCGTATATCGCTTTACCGGAAGGGTTGTATATTGTCATTTCGTCGATATATGTATCCTGTGCCATCACAGGGTCGATACAAAAGTGTGGGGTTTCGGCACATTATGCAAGTAATTTTAAGAAAAAATACAGAAAAACGCCCCGGTCTTTTGACCGGGGCAAGAGGGGGTTGCTTTCATCCGTATTTTAAGGTTTAAGCCATGAACTTTGCGGCTTAACGATTAGACGAGCGTTGTTATATGCCATCTTCAATGTTAAGCATGTGCGCGCTGTATAGGTATTATTCCCTATTTTATGCGTGGCTAAAGCTAAATCCGGATTGGGTGATCCAGGGGTAAGGCATAAGGGCAACAGAAGTTGTATTTTCCCTTCGTAATACTGGGGGACAGCTATTTTGTAATTTGACCTTGCTTTTTTTTGGGCTTCATTAATCGCGCCAACGAGTCTTCTGCGCATTTCGTCTGAACTCAGCCCTTGCATGTGTGCAGGAAATCTGTCCATGTTGTCCGCAATGATATGGTCGATTTGAGGGACTACCCTGCATTGAGGATTGAAAATCAAATCCTCGGGTTTCTGGAAAAAATCAGCAATGTCCGGAATATTATCGCCGAATTTGCTAATTAGCTGAATATCGCTTTCCCTGACAAATGCCTTGAAAACATAAGGCGATAAACCTTTCTCGGCTACATCTGGCCTATTGTTGCGTTCAGCAAGAGCAAATATGCTTTCCAAATTTGCAGTTACAAGTCCAGTATTGAAACATGCAAAATTGTTATCAGAAGAAAAGGATATTTTATTTTCAGATTTAATTTTGCGGAAAGTATGTTCGATATAACTTTTCAAAATGGAATATTTGGCTTGCGTAGCATCTGAGAAATCCCATGGTTCCGGATCTGCTATATTATTCGCAAGATATTCAATAGATGCGTCATAATTAGGGAACCAACAAAAGTCAAAAAGAGCCGAATGAAATTTTTTCATAAACGTAAGTTTTTTATATTGTCAATAAATAAAAAGACCGCCATGTAATATTATGACGGTCTTATTGTATCCTTTATGTTCGATATTCGTGGTTACGGATAGACCCGTACGTCTATATTTCATTATATGATGCAAATATAATACACGTTTTTTCGAGGTGCAAATTTTTTGCCAACTTTTTAGTTGCACTATGAAAACGTAGCCGAATACACGTTTATTGTCCTAACGTATGGAAATGATAAAGAGCGAAATTCGTAAGATTGGAGAAGAACTGCAATTGATTTGATAAGGATGGGGAGGGGCTAACGCATCATTTTACGATGAATAGCAGAAGCGAGTAAAAGGCTGGGATAGATTCCCGTCCTTTCCTATTCGCGTGCTGCCCGATCTGCGGGGTTGGGTTCGTTAAATTTCACTGTTAATCTCGATGCCAGGCGATCGGCTTCTATCATGTAGCTGCCTGAATCGCCGACGTAGGTCAAATGATACACTTCCGTTCCTAATGCCGGTATGGACAGGGAAATTTCTCCTTTTTGCAATAGAGCGATGAAATTTTTGTAATTGGTAAGGTGTTCTGTCGTAGTATTACCAAATATTGTGAAAGTTAATGTCAAATCCCGTGATGCCAACTTCGGTGTTTGAGGATAAATAACCTCTTTACCGTTTTTTGTCGGATCGTCATTCTCGACAAAACTTTTCAATGAAGAGGGGGATAGTATATTTCCCAGAAAATCGTCGCCCATCGCAATCCCTTTCGCGTAGGCGTCCGATCCGTTTATCAATAAATCTCCGATCATTTTTTATCGTTTAAGGCTTTGGCTAAATATAATTCTGCTGTATCTATGACATCATATCCTTTCGAACTCACGAAGGAGGCGTAAAACATTCCATCTCCGAAAATAATACCGGTCCCTGTTTTATTTTCTTCGTTCAGCAGTTTGTTTGTGGCTTCGGCAGCTCGCGGGTCAGGGTGGTTTTGATCTCCTATGAATCGTTTTTTCTCTTTTCCATTATAAGTTACGACATATCCGACCGCGCTCCGAAGGTTCCATGTATGATTTTGATAATCGGATTTTGCCTGTTGGAGAGCAACGGCCTGATGTGCTCGCTCGTCGAGGAATCCCACTACTTCGGGTTCGATTCCTTTGATGAATGAGTCCAAATCGGCTATGTCTTTCTCTATTTTCATATAGTGCAAAATACACTATTATTGGCACATTGAACAAAAATTTCTTTCAAAATTTTGCGGGGGGGGGAATTTTGTACATTTGCAATATGTAATCAATAATTTATTGTGCTATGAAAAATTTTTTACTCCTTTTTGTAATGATTCTTGGAGCCGTAAGTGCTAAATCACAAGAAGGCCATCTCTGTTTTCAGGGAATCCCTATTGATGGAAGTGCAAATGATGTTCGGATTGCTTTAGAACAAAAGGGATATCAGTGTAAATACAACAAACATGATTCTGTTTTGTTGGAAGGTGATTTTGCCGGTAAAAATTGTAATATAGCCATACTTACAACCCCTAAATCGAAAAAAGTTTATGCAATTGGAATAAGTACACCCGAATATTATAATTGGAGTGATATTCGATTTGATTTCAATAAATTAAAGCGGTTGTACATTGAAAAATATGGTAAGCCAAAGGACGATCATCACTTTTTCTCATCTCCCTTCAAGGAGGGTGATGGATTGGAGATGAGTGCATTAAAAGCTGGCTACTGTAACTATATGACTCGTTTTGAAGTTGAATCTGGAGAGATAGCGATCATGGTGAATGAATCCGCAGAAATTTTTATATTTTACAACGATAGTAAAAATTCTCTTATTGATACAATGGAGAAAAAAGAAGAAGCACTTGATGATATTTAGTAAGCACTATTCTCCTCAAATGTTTCTTACATCAAATGAAACACCCTGAGACTACATAAAAGGTCAGGGTGTTTCATTCTATCTATAATAGTACTCAATTTACAGCATTGTCGCAATCTGTTTTTCTACCGCAGCTTTGATGAATGCATTTATGGAAATCCCCGCTTGTTTGGCAAGTATGGCTATTTTTCTGTGGGTTTCAGGAGATATGCGCACATTCAAAGTCCCGGAATAACTTTTCCGGGGCTCTATGCCCATCGTTTTACAATGTTCCAAATAATCATCTACCGCACCGTGAAAATCCTCTCGAAGCTCCGCTATGGTTTCTCCTTCGTAAGTAATCATCGTATCGTGTGGCAAGGCAAGCACCTTTCCAAAAAGACGGTTGTCTTCTTCGCTAACCTCGATGCTACCTATGTAGCCTTTATAATTCATCGTATTCATATCAATTCATTATTTTTTAGGAACTCTAATACTTGTTTTATGACATAACCTTTGATTATGCTGTCAGGGTGAGGCTTGTGTGCCGTATAAGAACTTTCCCCTTTAACAAAAATCACACGTGAGCCGCTTGTCTTTCCCTTGTTGCCTATTTCATACCCGAATATGCCAAATAACCTAACAAGCTCATCCCAGGTAAAATCCTTTGGCTGTGAAATAAAACGTTGTATCAGTTTTTCTTTTGTTCCCATTGTTATTTATTTACAATACAAATGTAACTATTTTTTAGTTACAAAGCAAATTCTTTACCGAGTTTTTTGCGAATTAGAAAAGATTGCGTATATTTGTAATGCTAAAATTCCAAATGCGGTACAGATGCCGCCGACTTGTTCGGCTATTTTTGTACCCATACATAGTATAAGTAAAGAAATTTACTGCGCCGTGTCGGTAAGCGGAAACGCCCCGAAAGCCTCGCATTTGGAGCTTTAGCAACACGTAGCGCAGTTTTTTATTGCTAAAATTCAAATGTTATGAATGCGTTAGTCATTCAAGGAGGTAATGGTCGTGATGTAACCACCTCTTTAATTGTTTCGCAGGTGTTCGGCAAGGAGCACGCAAAGGTCGTAAGAGACATTGAAAGCCTCTCTTGTTCAACAAATTTTAATGTCGCCAATTTTGGCGTCATTGAGTACACCGACACTCGCGGTCGTATTCAGAAAGCCTATGAAATGACCAAAGATGGCTTCTCGTTCCTTGTGATGGGTTACACGGGCGCAAAGGCGGGGCAATTCAAAGAAATGTTCATTGCTGAATTCAACAAACGCGAGGCGATGCTCAAAAACGACGATTACATTCTCGCCCGCTCGCAGGAGATTCTGCACAACCGCCTTAAATTAGCCGAACAGCAATTGCAAATCGCGCAGGGTACAATCGAGAAGCAGGAAGAGGCAATCAAGACACTTACCCCGAAAGCCCAGTACACCGACGAGGTATTACAATCCACCTCGACTTATACTTTAACTCAAATCGCCCACGATTTAGGATTACGTAGCGTCCACGCCTTGACCCGCATACTCATGGAGAAGAAGATGCTCTACCGTCAGAGCGGACAATGGCAACCTACAGCCAAGGTCGCCGACAAGGGCTATTTCGATACCCGCACGGCCAAATTCGTTAAGTCGGACAATACCATCGGAACCAGCATGACTACGGTAATTACCGAGAGCGGCCGCCAGTTTCTTCACTCCTTGATCGGAAAGGAGGTGTCGTTATGAGAGGCTCAATAGCTAATACAACGATTTCCGATCTTGAGGATCGCCTCCGGGCGGCTGAAGCGGCAGTAGAAGAATCCCAGAAGGCAGTCATAGAATGCACCGAGGCATATATGAGCCTGCAAAAAAGTTACGATGCCCTTTTTGATAAGTGGATTCGCCTCACAGAACAACAGAGCCAAGCGCGAAATGAACAGCTTGAACGGATGCTGTCGGCCAGAAAAGAATCGCAATACGCGCAATTTATGAATAAGTCGAACTCCAAACTTTGTTAGCTATGATTTACGAATTGTCTTCGGACGGCTATCGGCTGGGGTTATTCCCCAGCGAAGCCGAAGCTATTCATCACGCAGCCTACCTGCCGAAGGGATGCTACAAAATTCGAGAGTGGGCGATTGACGGTGAGTTTATGATATTCGATACAGCGGTTAATTCAGAACGTGAGATTAATAACTAAAATTTGCACATTATGAACAGGATATATGTAAATAAAAAATCGGAAATAACGATGATCGGCAAAGCCTTTGAAACGGCCGGATTCCGTTGCCTGCGGATCATATTGGCGTGTGATTGCCACCAGCCGGGATCGGGCAATCGGAGAAACGGAATGATCGTCTTGGATGGCGACAAACTTCTTGTGGAGATTGTTCGATGTCGAGGGTGTGCAAAAAATCGATAATCAGAAAGGGGCTTTATAGCCCCTTCTCTCATTATGTGAGTTTCTTCGCTATATATTTGCCGTATTCCGTTTTATCGCCGTTATATCCTCCCTTATATAGGTTAATGTATCGTTCATTGCTTGGGTTGTAGCATTGATTTCAGCGACTTCAAGATAGGTTTTTACGGCGTATTGCAACAGTTCATTATTGATCTGCACATTTCGGATAACAGCAATCTGAATGCTTGTTATAGACGATATAAGTCCGATAATAGACTGTGTTTCGGTCATAACATATCCTCGGATGTCGGTAACTTTTCCTTGAATGTCCGTGAAACGTCCATTAAACTCACTTCCGGTATCTTGCGACTGAACTTGGAATCCTCGGGATGTAGCCGTTTGGCTGGAAATGTTTTCTACCCCAGTAGCTTGTGCTATGGTATCTCTCATTTCGAGACCACTTTTGACAATTTCGTCCCACCATTCTCTTAATTTTTCGGTTTCATCTTCGGTCAACACTCCATCTTTCATCGCTTCGTCAAAAGCTGCATACCAACCTTCGAGTTGATCTGAAAGTAGTGTCCCGACTTTTGCTGTCAGTACAGCTTTCATCAAATATTGGGAGAAATCTTCTGAAAAATCTTTTGCGCTCGCATCCATATCCATCAAAGTACTGATGAAATTATCGTACATGGAATCGAATGATATTTGCGTGCGTTGTTCCTGTGCTTTTTTCCGGGCATCTTCTATTTTTTCTTCCCCTTCGATGATGCTATTGAGATAATTTTGAACATCTCCATCGAGTTGTGTCCAGAAAATGCTGGCTTCATCTCGTAATGTTCGTAATTGATCGGCGGAAAGGTCCGTCAGCCACATCATTCGATTGGCTTCATTCTGCCATTCATTTTTCCAGACATCGTTTCCCAATGCTTCTCTGGCTTGTGCCCACCCTTCTGCCGACATATCTCGCCAAATTCGGCGTCCTATCGTTCGAGTTGTTCCTGATCCTCCAGAGTTTAATCGGGCACGAGCGAGTTCTTTGTATGATTCTGTCTGTTTGTTGACTAAATCGATTATTTCTTGTTCAGTCTGGCGAACTTCTTGCCCATACGATATGTCAATATACTCTTTCTTTTTGTCTATCAGATTATCCCAAATGTCGTTTATTGCCTCGTATTGTTGTTTTAATTCCTCATATTCGGAATAGTCCGGGCCAAAATTGAATAAACTAAATGCACCTTGTATTAATTGAAAGCCGGCGGATATGGCTGTGAGAACGACGCTTGCTTTTTCCAATGCGGACATTGCGGTACCTGCTGCGCTTGCTGCGTCTGTTACGCCTTCTATTGTAGCGATAAGGTTTCCTGCGGCACTTGCCATTGTTGCGATGAAAGTCGCAGCTTTTCCTAATCCTTCATCAAATTCGCTCAAGGCATTTGCCGCTTCGCGGGCGGTTGCGGATAATTCATTGAGTAATCTGGCTCCTTCGGCCCAATTACTGTCGGATACCTCTTTTTTTGTTTTTCCGAGTAGTGATTTTAATACGGCAATTTGCGCTTTGAGTTTGTTGATCGTATCAATATATCCGGCAGCTTCCTGCGTGCCGGAAGATGCGAGCGCGTCATAAGCCGCTTCAGCGGCTGCTAATTGCGCTTCGGCTTCCGAAAGCAATTCTTCAAGATTTTTGACTGACAAGTTTACGATTTCCTTTGCCCAGTCGGAGGCTTGCACTTCGAATACAGCCAAAGCCGCATCTCGTTCGGCTTGGATTGCAGCTCGCGCACCTTCAGTGGTCGCTTCGGCCATCTTACGGTCATAATAATCTTTGGTGGCCTGCATTTTCTCACGGAAAGTGCCGTATTTCATATAATATTCGTCCCAGTCAGCTTGTTCTTTTTTCCATAGTGCTGCCAAATCTATTTCTATGGGTGGACCTGCGATCGTTTCGTGTCGCTCGTTTTTGCGGCGATTGTCGTTTTCCTGTCGAAGTATAGCGAATTGCTCTTCTTGTTTTTGGGTTAGTTTTCCCTGGAGCTCTATGATGCGTTGTTCTGCTTCGTTGATCGCCTCTGCCCGCCGTTGATAATCGAGTTCTATTTGTGCTACTCTTTTCTCTGTCCCATCCTTCATTGAATCAATCTCGGCTTGAAGAGCATCATCGCGCAGCTTTTGGAGCGCTTTTCCGAGATCGTTCAAATTTTTTTCCTGTTGTGAAGCCGCTTTTTGGGCATCTTGTTCGGCTTTGCGGCGGGCTGCCTCTGCTTCGGCATTTTTCTCTTCCACAGTGGAGGAAGTAAGGAGTTTTTCAACCGCAGGAGTAAGGGCTTCTGAACCCTTATTTATTGACTCAATGAATGCATTAACATCACCATCGAACTTATCTTCAATTTGATCCCATATTCTTTTGCCCTCATCGCCCAGCTTTTCCAATTCGGAAACAAATTCTTTTCGGTATTTTCTAATGCCAGATGTTGATTGGGCATAAGCCCTGGCACTTACAATCCTTTCATGTCCAGTTGAAGTTCCAATAGTTTTATTCCTCTCCAAATACTCTTCATACGCCTTATTATACTCTTTTAGAGCATTGGCATAATTCTTATAAGCATCGCCCGTGAATTCAATATATTTTATGTCCTTAGACTTCTCTGTAATAACCTCTTGAGCCGCCCGTGCTTGTGCAGCTTCAATAATTGCATCTCGTAGATTGTTGTAAGCGCTAATAGCATTCCCGACCATAACTTGCTCTTCGGACATATTTCCGAAGTAGGCGGGATATATTTCCTGTAATCTTTCGACCGCTTTTTTTCGTTCGTTGTAGGGTTTAGCTACATTTGTTGCTGCCCGGTACAATAAATCGAGTTTGGTAATTTCGGCTTGAGCGGAAATTGCCCCTTCAGTCATTGTCGCGTGGAATTGCTCTGCGGCTTGTTTTGCGGCATCAAAAGCCTGTTTCCCCTTGAACAGCGAGCCAACCCATTCGGTGATTTCCTTGCCGTAAAGGGTTAAAACCGTGATTCCGGCAACCAGAAACGTTTGCCAAGAAATGATCGATTTAATAACCTGCTTCCAAACCGGTGTGAATGATTGGCCTTCGGCTTTGAGTTCTTTCACCCGTTGTCTTGTTAAGGCGAGCTGATCGGCTAAAATGGGCAGGTTGTTGGATATGGCGAGGAAGAAGGTTTGCGGGCTTATGGCCAGCGACGGTAGTTCCCGAGCGACCTGCTGGATTGAGAACGACAGTCCATTCCAACCGGAAGCATAATTACCGACATTGCGGGCATGAACTCCCATCGAAGCGTCAAGTTCTTTGATCTTTGTGTCGAGAGCCTGAATGTTTTTGAGAAGGTTTTGACCGAATGTATTCCCGCGTTCTCCTTCATTGAGCGATCTGTAAACGGTCCGCATCCGAGCGAGGGCTTGCGACATTTCATCTATAGAGCCATGTGCGACTTGCTCCAGTTTGATTTGGTTCGCAACCTCTTGGCGCATTCGTGAAATAGCTTGCTTATTTTCTTCATAAGTCAAAGATAAGGATGTTCGACGGGCAATTTGTTTGTCCGTCAAGGCGAAGCCATTCTGCTCGGCTTTATTCAAAGCATCATATTGTGCTTTCAGACCTCGGTTTGCGGCTTTTAACTGTTCTATTTGTTCGATATTTTCACGCTTTGCAAGACTTACAGCGTGCAATTCATCCAGCAAACCGCGCCATGCTTCGGCTTCCGCATTGGCAGCCTGTGCTCCTGCGGTAGATGCAGTTGACGATGGGGTAGATAGTGATTGGGGCTCTGTTTGTGAGACTGTTTTTGCCGCCTCGTTCTGCATTTGAGTAATTCGCTTTATTGATTGCTCGACACGAGCCTCCATTTCAGCGATTTTCTTATTTACAACGTCAAACTCCTTTGTTCCTGAAGGAATAGTAGCCAAAACCTGTTTCAATCGCTCCAGAGAGGTGATAAAACTGTTTAATTTATCGGTTTCGGCGTTTATTTTGAATGATAATGCGCTCATTTGTTCTTTTGTCTTCTTCTTGCGGCCATCTCCTTGCCGCTGCCCTTGACTATTTTCTTTTCATCGCCCACGAGCGATCGCACCTTGTCGATCATCATCAACATCATAGTGGGGTAGTTCACTTTTTCGAAGGCGTCACGGTAGCTGATGTTCAGGTGTTTCATCATAGTCGCCATGATGCCCGCAATAGAGTTGTTCCCAATAGTTTCTGTGATGGTTTTCTTGCGTGTTTTGTCGATTTTGACTGATTCCAGCAGATCTTTTCCTGTGGTGATGTCGGCGATTTTCTGTGCTGCGATTCGGATTTGTCGGTAATCGCTGTAGCGTCCGGCGTACCATAAGAACAGTCGTTGTTGCCAACGGCAGTGAAATAGTAGCTTTGACATAGTTTTCAGCGAATATCGTTGTCGCCCGTCAATGGAAAGGTCCAGCCGTTCGTCTGCGAAAGCCCGTGCGAGATCCTTGATATAGGGTTGGTAAAACCGGAAATTAAGTCGCCCGATCCGTACTATTACATGATGTTTGTTCAGCAATGATGCAGCGACGATGTTGGCGGACTTACTCATGATCCTTTGCGATTGATTGTGAGAGCTGCTCCATAACGGCGCTGATACCAGCCATATCCTCCAAAGGAATCATTTTTAGAGTTTTGTTATAGGCGTCAAACAATTCGTCGAGTGAGGCTTTTTTTAGGAATTTTCGCCGGAGCACGATGCGTTTTAATATATTGAATATGTTTTTGCTGTCAGATATACCTAAAGCTACACTTTGGGTCATTGCCTTAAGGCATCCGATACTTTTATCCTGCTCTTTTTTTATGTCCCGCGCCTGCATAATGCGTATGGCGGTCAGCGGGGACATACCATATATGCTATAACTTTTTCCGGCTATGCGGAAGCTGATGAAATCCATATCTTGAAAGCTTATAAATAAAAAGGAGCGAGGGGCTTACGCCTCCCGCCCCTTTGTCGATGTGATATAAGGCTGTTATTTGCTTGATACACTCATTATCGAAGCGGCATCCGTAACATTAGATGCATCGAACCAATATTCAGACGATACATCCGTATTGTCGGGCTCCAGTGCTGTTGCGACGACACTGATAGCAACGGCATCGTCTGTTTCGGCATTTCGCGCCACAATGGAAGCCTTTGGGAAGACGCAGTATTGGTCGTCTTCTGTAAGTGCAACCATGCACTTCTCGATATTAGTGACGCCACGTGCCCGCTTCCAGGTGGTTTCCGTTCCTGTGCCACCCATGAATGCCGCCTTCGTTTTGTAGTCGTATTGGCCGATGGCGAAGTTCATGGTGACTTCACCCATCTCTTTTGACTGACGATATACGCCGTCGGTGAGCTGATTTTTGTATTGTGTTGTGGAGGGCTCGGCTTCATCGAGGCTCCACGTGTCCTGATGGACATTCGGCACCTTCTTGGTGGTAGGGTCTTTGAGGATGGTTCCCAACAGCGTTCCTGTCAGATCGCCCGTGACTTTCGCGGGGTCTGCATACCAGATGTTTTTGATGCCTACGGCTGTAATAGTTGCCATATTTTTAATCTTTTTTTACGTTTAACACTCTGAACAGAACCCGGACATAGACATAGTGGCACCCGAGGTCTTTATCCTCTTCACAACCTATATTTTCGTATCGGTAGTGATATGCCGTATTATCATATTGCCCATAGGTCCATGATTTGAATTTTGATTTTGCAGCCCGTTCGAGTTCTTTAAGCCGGTTTCGATTTGCAATTCCCTTGATGTCCGGGATACATAGATTCACCGAGATGTAACAGGATTCCCAGTAAGTCGCCGGAGATTGTTCCGATGGCGTTACAACTACGATTCGCTCGTTTTTTATTCTGCCTTCCGGAACATCCCAGGTAGGAAATGTTTTAATCCCGAAATCAGTGCAATCACGAATCAAAATGTCCTGTGCATCGTTGGTGGTTATCATTGTGCAATCCTTTTATAGCCATATTTTCGTGTATTCATACCTTTGTCCGCTTTTGTAGAAGCCTTGCACTGGGTACGACACCGAATCTTCTAACGTGGAACCGATAGGAGCACCGAGACGATGGTCGAATATATTTTTGCCGCATCTATCGAGGATGCGGACCTCCTCATTTTCTTCGAGGGGGAGTACATTCTGCGGCATAACTACCTCATAGGTATATTCGATCACTTTTCCGTTAGGCGATTCAATGAACCGGGCTTTGCCGTCGTAACGAGCATTACAGCGGCTCACCGTTTGCCATTCATCCGTGTTGTGATTCCAACGTTGAAGTATATAGGGAAATCGGATCATAAGAACTTTACGGTCGGTTGAAGATTGAATTCGTCGGCAATATCGGTTAGGCCGTTATCCTTTGCGAGAGCATGTATGCGGCGGCGTAATTCCTCTACATTATAGCCGATAGAATATCCGCCGTTGCCTTCGGACGCCAGAACGATAAGCTGCTTCAGGATGTCAATGGCGGCTTTCGCTACCGAAACCTTGTTGGCTGACGAATACTCTCCGTCTGCCGACAACCCTGCATCCATGCAGGCTACTGCAACCAGGTTGTCGTCCACATCATAAGGATAGAGCCGTGCCGATATTACTTCCGAATTCTTCATTGACGATAAGTTTAAGCGTTACCTTCGTTCCACGAGGTATTCTCTGTGTTGATGTAGTACAGGGATTGCCGGTTGATGAGTGCCGGCATGATGTACGCTTCGGCCAGAGTAACTTCGAGCATTGGGTTCAGCTCCGAATAGCGCGTGATCTTCACGTTCTCGCGGTATGCTTGCAGTGCATCGGTGTCCGAAACCTGCGGGACGTCGCTCCACCAGGTCCAGCCGAGCTGCGGTGTCGGCGACAGCACGGCGACATTCTCCGCCCACGGCTTGTAGGTCGTCTGACTGCCGTCGCGTGCCTCCCGCTTGACGTAGGAGTCGATCACGATGATCTGCGGATACCCTTTTGAACGCATGTAGGTATTCACGAGGTCGATTGTGAGCGTGTCGCTGCTTGCCAGGCCCGTCGCAGTGAGGACGACAGGCGAAACCCGTTTGACGGTCTTTTCGCTCATCAGCAGTTTGTCGAAAGCCGCTTGTTCCATGATAGCGTACATGGGACGGCTGAATCCTTCTTTCTGGATGGCTTTCTGCCCGGCGATGATGTCACCGAGCGGATCGCTGTCAGACGATGCGCTCCACTTGTTTTTCACGCCGGTTTTGTGTGCCGAAGGGATGTTGAAGTTTAGCGCGTTCTGCGTCACCACGTCGTTGTTGTTCTCGGTTTTCAGCACGATGGCAGATTTCGATCCGACTTGAAGGTCCAGGTCTTCGGCGAGATAGTTCACACCTTCGTAGCAGAATTGTACGTCTTCATAGACCATATCTACGAGTTGCAGTGCTACATTGGGGTTGCCGCTTGACTGCGCATAGCTGCGGAGGATTTGATACTCTTTGATCTGTTTCTCGTCTTTTTGGCGAGAAATTGCGACTTTCGCAACTTGTCCGCTCCAAGTGCCGATGGTTTTGCGTGTTTTTTGCGGCGCCTTCGCGTTGAACGCGATCACGTCTGCACTCACGGGGATTCCGTCGTTCCCTTCAAGAGACTTGATGTCGAGTGTCGGGGTGTAACGCAGGGGAAACAGCGTCGGCCATGCCAGACCGGACCCCGGCATGTACGAGTTCAATTCGGCCTGCATATCGACCTGCGAAAGGTCGAAAAGGGGTTTTCTCATGTCTGCCATAGTTAAACGAGATTAATGGATTTGAGATTTGCGAGAATTTCGGGAGCGATATTGGTCGTCACGGCACGGACACTTGCTCCATTAACAAGACGTACGAAATTGTTTACCGTACCGCCTTCGAGCTTGTTCCCCGTCAGATAGGCTGGGGTGTAAATGGCTTCAGCACCCGACGCTTTCGCTGATTTTGCCTGGTAACCTTTTGCCCCGATAGCGACGGTTGTGCCGAATGCTGCGGTCGTTAGTACATCCTTCGATGCGTCTGAGCTGTTGATCGCAGTGATGGCG